CCTCCGCCCCCGGCGCGGCCACCAAATATCCCCCCGGCCCTCCTACACCTTCCTCATGCCCGCCAGTGTACGTTGTCGTAACAGTAACGCTGACATCAATATCCGTCGGTATGCCAGCTAGACTGGTCGCCAATTCTTGCGCCGCAGTCGTCGCTGGTAATAACTCCGCTGGCATATCCCTAGCAGTCCCATACAATTCGTCAAGCTCCACAACCGAAGCATCCAACTGCTCATTCAATTTCTGTTGTGCAATATACGCCGCCCCCACCGACGAATTGATTTCATCTTGGGTCACTACCCCATCCGCAATAATATCCAAATAAGTCTGCCAGCTTATCTTTCCATCTTCCAATGCCTGCGTCAGCTTCTCCAACTTCTCCAACTGCCTCTGCTTCTCAATCAAATCCCTCTGCTCTGCCGCTGTCAAATCCTCCGTTGCCAGCTTCATCGCAATCGTCGCTGCCATCAAATCCGCAGTGCTATCACCCTGCGTCTTAATTGCATCATTCAGCAAATCACTCGTGGCCTTCTCAAAATCCATCTCCTCGGTCACCCCCGCCATAGCCACATCCAGGAGAGTCTGAGCCTCGGTATAAGTCGTGACACTCTCTGCCCCCGTTTCCATCGCGTCAAACCATGTTTGATACAGAGGCGTCAACGCCCGTAGCCGTTCCTCATCCACAGCTTTCGCCTGAGCCGCCTTATACTCCTCCTCCGTCAGCAACCCGGTCACTTCAGTCAAATTATCTATTGATTCCCCAAACATTAAATTCACTTCCTCACCGTACAGATGTTGTAATAGCAATTCCCCTTCAAATTCCGAAAGTTTACCCGCCGCCACTGCCGCCTTCACCATTCCCTCTGCATAATCCTGATAACTATCGGTGGTTCTCAGCAAGGTGGTCTGTTGTTCCTCCAATGCCAGTTCCATCCGTCCACTCCACGTCAACAGCAGCGCCCCCGCCTCCACCGCTTTCAATAAAGTTTCCGCCCCCTTCTCCACCATCACCACAAACGCCGGCAATTCCGTTTCCGTCAGCACATGAAGTGCGTCAATCACAATAGGCAGCGCCTCCCCCGCAAACTCCTGCACAATCGGCAACAGTTCCCCACCCCACGTCTCCGCCACATCGCTCAGCGCATTTTTCGCAATATCAATCTGCCCCGCAAACGTCGTCCCCGCCGCCCGCGCGCTCCCCCCAAACTCCACCTGCAGCTCCTTCAGGATCACCGCCTGCGCGCTCGCGATGTCATTCACCGCCATGAAGCTCTCCACCTGCTCCTTCTGTGCCTCCGTCAGCTTCACCCCCACCCGTTGCAGCGCCGTCACCCCCTCTACCGGATCGTTGAGTGCTTTCCCCAACTGCATCGCGCTCTGCGTCGCATCCTGCCCCAGCGCCGTGGCCATATCCAACGCCGCCTCCGTTGCCTCCGGGAAAACCTCCTCCCCGATATTCGTGAACGTCAACAACATCGACTCAGACGCAATAATAGACTCATCGCTGAACCGCGTCACCTCCTGCAAACTGGATGCATAAAAATTGGCTTCCTCCGCACTCACCCCCGCTTTTCCTCCCGTTGATTCGATCACCGCCCCCAACTGTATCTGGGCGTTTTGGGCTGCCATCGCCTCCGTCAGCATGTACGTCGTCGCCCCCGCAATCGCCGCTAGCCCGGCCAGCACCACCGGCGCAGCCACCTTCCACGCCTTCCCCACTAGCGCTGCCCCCTGCTGCATCACCGAAGTCGAACTCTCCGACTGCTGGCGCGACTTTTCTAGCTCGGATTTGTACTGTTGATTCTCTAGGGCTAATTTGACGAGTAGATCGCCGACCAGTACTGGCAATGTTTCACTTCCATTTCCCCGCGCCTTAAATGCAAAACCGGCATGGGGAGTTAACAAAAACTCGACACCATGCCGGTTACGATGGCTTTATCTTAGCACAAATTTACAACTGACGCAAACAGGATTATGGGGATATGGGTCGGATAAACGCGATTATGTGAACTGTTGACACAGTTATACGATGCCACTATAATATAACCATGACAAAAATCACTGTACGTCTTGACGACGACCTTCATGCAGCCTTGACCATAACAGCGGGCAATAACCGCCGGTCATTGAACAGTGAAATGCTTCGAGCGTTTGAATACTATCTAAAAAACTCCCCCGAAGCGCAATACGATCCTGACGAATTGGAAAAGACCAAAAAACCAGCGTCAGAATAAAACAGGTCTGGCCGGTGTCATTACCACCAACCAGACCCTACCCTCCGCCGTGCCGTGACACGACAGAGAGCTTACTGCATTTTACCGTACTATCGGTATGATGATCGCTCTCCCGAAATTCACAGGCGGAAATTCAAATCAGGAGAGTCCCATGTCCACCACCCAAACCCAATTCATTCTTTCCCTGGCTGCCAGCCCCGCGCTAACGCCCATCCTGGACCCGCACGTAGATGTGCTGGCCGCGCTCATGGAGCAGGTCGAAACCAGTCCCGCCTACGCCCACCTGTGGGAGAGCCTGCCCGCCGATGCGCGTCCCGAACTCGCCCACTATGCCATCCAACTAAACGGCCTGATCAACGATGCCTTTGTAGCCGGACTGCTCTGCGCCCACGTTCAACAGGTGGGCTGATGGACGAGAAACGCTGCTCCAAATGCGACCTCACCAAGCCGGTGAGTGGGTTCAGTAAAAATAAAGCCCACAAGGATGGGCTATCCAATCAATGTAAAAATTGCGATGCAGAATATCGCAAAACCTCGGATTACAGGGAAGCTCGGAGAAAATATCGAACTTCAGCCAAAGGAATTTCTACGCAAAAAAGATATTCTCACGAATACGAGCGATCTTCTGCTGGCAAGGAAAGGAGAAAACGATTTTATTTTTCTAAGAAAGGACGGATTTTATTCAAGCAGTTCAATAAATATCAGTACAGAAAAGATTATTTGCGGAATTATGAACAGGAATACAAGCAAAAGAGACGAAGCAAGGCACACATGAACAATGCCCGGAATACCGTCCACCGTGCTATTACTCGTGGTGAAATTCAGCCCATCTCAACGCAAATTTGTAACAATTGTGGCGAATCAGCACAGGAATACCACCACCATTTGGGATATGCCAAGAAACATTGGCTTGACGTAATCCCCCTTTGTAAATCTTGTCACAAGAATGTTCATCTCAAAATCAAAAAGTAATGGGTGAAATTACCCCCCACAGGAGAACAGAGTAACAAGGTTAGCCAAAACAACCCCTGGCGGGCGTCCAGGGGTTGTTTTGTTATATAGGCTTCGTTATTGAGCCGGTGATTTCTTCGCCCCACTCAAAACCGCCCACGTCCGAAACAACGCATAAATTTCGGTTGGGCTTTTTTGACGAGTGGGTTCAAACGTCGGCATAAATTCATCCATGGTGTGATCCTTGCTATATTTTTTACGAAAGGGATGTGTGTTCGCCTGGAACGCCATCAACCGCGCGCTTTGCCACCAGCTCACCAGCCCGCCAAACGGCTCCAACTGGTCAAATGCCATCCACTCATACAACAACCCCGGGGACAACTCCTCAAACAGCGCCCCCGGGTCCACCCACCCCAGCGCCAGCGCCAGCCTGAACCCGAACCTCCGCTCGAAATCCCCGCTCAGTCTTTTTTTGCTTCTTCCACCGGGTCGCCGGTCTCGACAATGATGGGCAAAACAGTGAATACATCCCCGGCCCCATTTTCCCGATTCTCGATTCTCGATTCTCGATTCTCACTGATCAACCCACTCAACGCCAGCACCTTCAACGCAATCCGCGTAATCGCCGGTTCAAACTCCGGCGGCAGCTCCTTCAAAAAATCCACCGACGCGAACACCCTCACCCCCCGGTCCGTATCCGATTCCTTCCCCCCCACCGCCCCAAAATACGCCACCTGTGGATAATCAAAAAGGATTTGCTTGGCATCCCTATCCACCCAACGCGACCCCTGCACCGCATTCTGCCGCTCGCTAATGCTCAAAATCCGCGCGAACACATAGTAGACTTCGCCATTTTCATCCGTGCCAAATTCGGGCACATCCACGCGTGCGCGTGTAAAAGTTGCTTTGGTATTTTTGGTGTTTAGAAGGGGCATCTCAAACTCCTGAAATTGTGGTGGGGTGGAATTTCTGCGATGTACTCATCGCCGATTCCACCCCACCTTGTTATAAGGATGCACCTAAGGATGCATCCTCGGTTACATAATCGGCGTTATTGGCCCTAGGTAATCGTGGGTTGACCGGATGGATGCACGGTTACTTTGCACCGGTACGCACCATCCTGTTTACTGAACCGCTCCATCATCTCAATGTGCGCGTTGAAAGATATCACTTCCGTCCCATCTGGATCTTGAATAGACATTCCGATGACGGTATCCGCGTTGAACGATGTAACGATTTGTGCGTGGGTGGCAGCGGCATCCTCCCAAACCAGGGTACAACTAAACGGCGAAAAACGACGCTTTCCGGTAGCTACCGCCTCGTAATATCCGCCGGTGGAATCGTGGGCCGTAACTTCAGCGATTATCTTCTGCATTGTCCACGAGTCCACATCCTCCATATGCACAATAGTGGTCAACGACCCCGTATTGATCTTTAATGCAACGCCAAAACCACCTTGGACAGTCATGATTATGCTCCTTCCGGCGAAGCCGGGACAATTTGCTCAACAAACTCTGTGATCAGCGTCTCAGGAATGACGCCGCGCTTTTTTATAATGGTCTGCACCGGCCTCAACACCACCTGGTGTACCGCCACCGCGTGCCGCCGCGCCTTCTCCGACAACTGCGTATCGTACTGGCACGTCACACAATGCAGCCGCCCATCCTCTCCCACCGTAAACACCTCCATCAACCCCACCGGTTCCACCGCATTTTCGCTTTTTACTTTTGCCATCATCGGCCTCCTTACTCCTTACTTCTTACTCCTTGCTTCCTACTTCCTGATTCCTACAACTGCACCACCCCAAACAAAATCGCGGCATTGTTCGCCGAAAATAGATACTTCCCGTTGACATCCGCCCACCCGTGCATGGTCAGGCGGAAAATCCGTATCTCCCCTGCCACCAGAGATTGCGCGGCCACGTTTCCCAACCGGCCATATTGATCGGCCGCGCTCGTGATGGTCACTGTAAACGGATTGGTGGCATGTGAATTGCGTGCAATCAACAGCACATCATTCACCGCCGCCGTCTCGTTCCCGGCTCCTACATCCGCCACCGTCATCGTCACCGCCAGCCCGGTCGTGGACCAGAACCCCGGCGCAGTCTGTTTATTGATATTCGTTGCCATGATTCACCTCTAACCAGACGGCGCAAGCGTCAAAAAAAAATCCGCCACGCGCCGGTACTTTTCATAAATACTGTCATACAGCTCCACGATATTCGCCGGTCGTGCGCTCACCTTCAGCGTCCCAACCGTGAACCGTACCCCCCCCAACGCCGCCCGAAGCTGCGCCAGGATTGCATCGGCAGCCAGATCCGTCGCTGCATAAATATCGAACTGCTCCCGGACCACATCCACAGATTGATCGCCGTCATGTGCCACCGTTGGTACTAGGCTCACCTGCAAATGGCGGACACACGGAAACGTCACCGCTTCCGGCAACACCACAGGATAAACCCGTGTCCCAACAAGGGCAGTCAACCCCGCATAGCCACTCAACCGGCTATAAATCGCCTCATTCTTCGTCGTCATCCATCACTCCATCGCCTTTTCGTTGACTCGCTGATCGCTGACTCGCATCACTCCATCCCCAACGCATCAAATTGCATCTTGATCGCGTCCCCAATCTGCTGCAAAACCCGCTCCCGGTTCTCGTCCAACGCCGGCCGCAGGTACGGCCGCGCCGGAATATGGATATCCAACTGCGCCTTCGTCGTCAACGCGATACCCATGTATTTCTGATCACCGGTTTCCCGGAACATCCCCCAGGCCCACCCACGCATCTTCGGTGTCACAGTCGGATGCACATCTCCCCCAAACTCGTGTATCGCCGCGTATCCCACACCAAAGGGTCCTATCACAACCGCAGCCCCATCCCGTTGCGTCCCAATCGCGGATCGTAAATTGTTCGTATCAATCAACTCTTGCTCCTGGACGTTTTCCTTCGCCGCACGCTCAACCACAAAACCACCCTGCATCAAAGCGGCAATCCTTCCCGGCCCATCCAACAGCCCAATCAACGTTTTAAGGTTTTTATCGAGTTCAAGCGATCCAACAACAATCATCTCAGCCATACACAATCACCTTTTCGCTGGTTGAGTGCCCGCTGGTTGAGTGCCGGTATATTCCACCGGCGTATCGAAACCAGCAGCGGCACCCCGAAACCAGGCGCTCAATCCACAATCTCCAACGCCAACGCCCGGTGATGCTCCACCTGGTGCTCATCGCGCCTCGGCAAAACCTCCAAAATATCGAACGGCCCCATCGTGCTGCCCGTCTCCAATGTCACCACACTCACCCGGTCCTTCGTCGTCACATCCACATTCGCCGCCAGCAAAAGCGTATACGTCGTCACATTCAGAAAACCCCGCTCACCAGCCGCCACCCGCTCATTGCGAATCACCAACCGGCAAGCCTTGGCCGTGTGCAGCGCCGCCCACGAGTCCACCGGCTGCCCGGTCCCATCCTGGCTCGGCGTGCTCCGCTGAATATTGCACGTATGGATCAGCTCCTCAGCAAACGCCATTCATTGCTCCGTTGGTTGAGTAGCCGGGCGGTTTTGCCCGGCGTATCGAAACCAACCAACTAACCAACAATCACACACTCTCAATCATCGCCCTCTTCAAACCCATGCTCGCCAGCGTCCCGGTAAAGTCCAACGCCAACGCCTGCTGCCCCCACGTCGTCGCACTGAACCCCGTCCCGG